CCATACTTTGGAGCAGTAGTAACTTACATCGACAGAAGTAGGTTAGATGCAAACGAAGGTAAGTTAGAAGACAATTTTGTTTTCAAACAAATCAAACTTATTGACATTCCATTCAAAAGAGGATGGCTAGAAGATACAACTCTTCAACCAGTATTAGATTATTTAAAGAGCGAAGAATTTAATAATCTTATCAGACTACTTAGAGATGTAACACACAACCAAGTAGTTAACTAACCCCAACAGGGAAAGCCAAATTCTCTTCACATGACCGAAGAGAAGGAGGTAAGTATGAGCGGTAGATAGCACATACAAAGTCATTCGGGGAAGAATTGCCTTGCTTCCCCGCTTGACTAACTGTTTAAACAAGGCACTAAAAGTAAGGAGGCAACATGCCAAAATTAATTGAGATAAAAGATGGGGCAGGTTATACGCTAAATGAATACAGTGTATGGCTAGAAGTTCACATTGATGGATACGATGAGGATGAGGACAGGAAAGTTCTTATTCACCCAAGTGCATTCGAGAGCTTGACCAAAGCAATAGCTAAGGCAAAAGAAATCGGAAGTGTTGATGGGGACAAAGCAACAAAAGAGTGGGACACATTCGTGTTATCACAAGAGTGTAAAGGAGCTAAATTTGGGAGAACAAGCAGATACACAAGCAAAAAATGAGGAAATTACCTTTCAAGTTACAAAGGTAGTGACCTATAAATACGATTACCCAATGACAGACAATGAGCTGTACGATTGCAGACAAGATGCAGAGAACGAACACAATAGGTTCATGTCTCAATGGTGTAATGAGAATGATGCTAAACAAACCAAAGAGGAAATACTTAGTATCGATGTAATAGAAGGTGATGGTGAGAACGACTGGTTCGAGTGAGCCAGTCAATCTCATTGTTTAAACAAGGAGGAATAATGGCACAATTAGTTATACATGCCTATACACAAGATAAAAATAACCCTAGCTTAAAGACACCGCAAGAATTGCTTAAAGAAGTAAGCAACTCTTTAGGTGGTTATGTAGCATGGGTAGATTTAGTAGATGATACTAATGAAACTACAGTAAAAAGAGATGAGGATATATGTTAAGTTGGCAAGGACTACTCTTGATGTTCATGTTCGGTGTACTATGCACGATGACAGTGATGTCATTGTGGCTTATGTATTCAGAACTTAAATTATCACGAGCAGAGAAACAATTAAATGAAGAACAACAATTAGAAATCAGAAGAGCTATTCGCAAGAAACTCTTAGAGGAGGATGATGAATATGGACTATAAAGAAATAGCAGATGCCAAAGTGGTGTCTATATGTTTTGACTTTAATCTAAAATCATTCGAGCAGGGTGAAATTAGATGGATAATGTTCGATAGTAAAGACAAAGCTATTCAAAGACAAACAACAAAAGAACTAGACAGACCTACTGTGTTACAACATTTTGATGTTGTTAATAATACAGACCAAGGTTTTGTGTTAGAGCTACAAGATGGACTAGAAGTAAAAGCAGTGGAGGTGGAGCAAAATGTTGACCCAATTCTATAAATACTTTAATAACTATTCTTTGTATGCAATGGAAAGGCTAGACAAAAGACAGACCAGGACAGAGAAGATAGGTTATAAATATGCCAGGAAAATATTCGATATAACATTTTGGAAGTTGTATGGGTATAGCCCTTATGACATTGGGAGGTTAGAAGAATGGTAGATATAGAACAAAGAATAAAAGAACTGCAAGACCAAATTGATGGATACCAAGCACAGCTTGATGTTATTAATAAAGCTATTGTAGATGCTAATGATGAACAGTTGACTACCTTGTTACATACACAAGAGAAGATACACGACAATAAAAAGATTGCATCTTTACAAATAGAGATAAAGCAAAAAGAGATAGAGCTGAACAGACTGTACAAGAAGTACGACATTGTTTAAACAATGAATGGAGATACAAATGGTAAGAGCGAATAGAGCACAAAGAAGAAGAGCCACTTCAAAGAAAAGAGGTGGCACTCAAACACATCATACAACTATAAGACAGAAATTGAAAGCCGAAAGTGATGAGAGAGTTCATAACAACAGGCTGTTTAAACAAGCAGATGAATAGCAATCAATACTTGTTTAATTTTCAATAAGGGTTAAACTATGAGTATGAAATACATTGTGAAAAGTGTAAGCATCTTTGACAGCAGTGTCATGATGTGGGAGTTCGACAATGAGGATGAGGCTAAGGCCAAAGTTCGTGAACTCAAAGACACAGGTTCAAATTATTTTATGGTAAAACTTTACCAAACAGTAATAGAACCAGTTTAAGCAAGTAATTAAATGAAGAGGAGGCAATATGCCAAGCCCTGGGCTTGACTTCAACGACCCCGCAAGTATTAAAAATTGGGCTATTGAATTAGCAAATGCTTGCGGTGGTAGCCAAATTTATTTTGGTAAATTAAAAGCACCGAATGCAGTAAAAGCGAATGCATTATTAGATGAGTTCGCCATAGCATTCGATACACAATTAGTAGGAGGAAATAAAAATGCCGAAAGCGGAGCAGAAGAAGAATAAACTTTTAACAATAGAAGTTCTTGTTGATGAAAGTTTAGATAGAACAGCAGAGCAAAGAGAGAACTTTCTTAAAGGATATATAACAAGTATCCCTGGTTGCAAAGTTGTAAATACAGAAATAGAAGATTGTGAGGTGATTGACATTGGAGCAAACAGTATTAGCAACGAATAATCTTCGTGGCATTCAGCATGAGATTAATCGAATGCAAAAAATGCTAGAAGAAAAACGAAACACAAGGAAAGAATACATCACTGCTTGTTTAAACAGTGGCGTAAAAGTTAAGACTATTGCAGAGATATGTGGAGTATCTTTAGCAAGAGTATATAAAATAATGGAGGAAATCTAAATGGATAAAGAAACCCAAAAGAAATTAATTAAGGACTTTCCAAAAGATGTAGTTAAGCCTGCACCTAAAGGTAAGTTCGGTTCGTATGTACCTCATCATATCTATACACAACGATTAGTAGATGTGATACCTGGTGGATACGACTTTACATACGATGTAGTACGAGGCAAAGACAATGCAATTATTGGAGCAAAGTGTACATTGTATATCAAAGCTACAGAACAAACTATACAAGAAGTTGGTGATGTAGATATGAATGCAGTCAATAGAAATATTACAGAGAGTGAGTTGCTTAAACTTGCTGTATCAGATGGTATTAAAAGATGTTGCATGAGACTGGGTATCGGCTTAGAGCTATGGACTGGTGGAGTTAGCGAAGAAGAACACTATGCTGACACAACAGAACCAGTTGCAAAACCTAAACCAAAAGTAGAAAAACCTACAGCAAAGTTCTTAGATGAAGACCCAAGCGATATGGTAAACAGACTGCGTGAAGGCCTAGCCTTTCACGAGAGTGATGAGAAAAAACGCAAGGTTGTTAAGGAGAAAGCCTGGACTGACTGGAAAAAAGCAGATAAGAAAACTGATGTATCCGAGTGGACCGAGCAAGACTATGAGGAATTCATGGACCTATTTGTTGAATACCAACAAGATAGTTCTTTAGTAGAGGACTTAGAAGAGGTATTTGAAGGTGGCATAATTGATAAAGGTAGCAAACCTATTATGAATTGCCCTGGTTGTGGTAAAGCAGATGACATTACTGACAACAGAGCCAAGAAGGCCGAGGCCCCCGAAGGTAGTGGCATCAAAAGAATACCCGACTTCACTTGTCAACAAAACAATCAATACAATCCAAGCAACAATGGTTGTGGATGGGGTGGATATATTGGTGGTAAAGGTGATAAGGAAGTTCCTAGCGAATGGCTTTAGAAGAGCCATCAATTAATGTACAAAAGTTAAAGGCAAAGTTACAGAAAAGATATCCCGATTATAACTTTGATGTACCTGCTATGCCCGATACTACTTGTAGGATGAAGGGTAAATGCCCTTCATCCAAGCAAGTGTACTTTGATAATGATGGTAACTATTTTTGTGGAGAGCAAGTTGAAGTTATTACTGACTTGCGTTCTATGAAAAAAGAAAAAAGAGAATGCGGTGCATTCCTGGTAGATTTATCTATTAGGAAATCTAAAGAAAAGAGAAGGAAAAATGATACCCCTCTTTTTTAGCATCTTACCTTTGTGTGTTATCCCCATACAAGAGACACCCAAAGAAATACACAACTTCGCACACTGTTTAAACAGTGAGAAGAAGATAGAACAAGTAATAGAATGGGAACCTTTAATAAGTAAATACTTCAAAGAAGAAGATAGAGCTGAAGCATTACTTATTGTATATTGTGAGAGCAGAGGTAAGCCTACTGCTGTTGGTACTAATACTAATGGCACTAAGGATGTTGGACTATGGCAGTTCAACGATGACACCTGGAGTTGGCTTAAATCTAAACTCAAAATAACTAGCAAAAGAACTAACCCTGTTGTTAGTACTGCTGTAGCTAGTTGGTTATATTACAACGATGGTAATCATCACTGGAACCCTAGTAGCAAATGTTGGAGGACTAATGCAAGAAATTAAAATGATGGATTTAGAGAAGACAAGGCAATGGGTAAAATCTCGTGGAGAAGATAGCGAGCTGTTTAAACAGTACGCATCAGCCCAACAAATACTTGTCTCTTTAAACAACAAGAGAAAATGGGAGGAGCAAAATGTCGGAGAGAAATAAGAAGTTCGATAGAGATTACAGTAAAGGTATTGCAATGGAAAAATTGTTTGATACTTTTATGATAGGTTATCAAGTCGAAATAAAATCTGAAAGACATATATGGGAGAAAACAAAAAATCATTTTGTTGAGTACAGCTACCTACCTTATGGCCAGGAAGACATACCCGAAAACTGGGAAGACAGTGGCATATCAGCCACTACTTCTACCTATTGGGCCTTGATGCTAGTCAATGATAAAGAACAATGTGTTGGATGCTACTTTGTTTTAACCAGTGAGTTAAAAGAATTAGCTAAAAAATATTGGAAGGATGACAAGCGTAATACACGAGGCGGAGATGACAATAGAAGTAAAGGAATACTAGTACCAATCGAAGAGATTGCTAAGTTAGCCTACAATCGTTAGGTTATTTCTACCTGTTTAAACAATGACTGGGAATGAGGGACCTCTATCGTTTATTAACAATGTTAATACACCTGGATGGGACCAAAGCCCAGTTCGTTGTGTAAAGTCTATAGACTTATCTAATGATGGACACTGGAACCAATGTCTATCACCTTGTGTTTTAGCACGAAAATGATGATAGTGAGCAGTTACTAATATCTCTGCCTGGCCCACTGGTAGCCATCCATACATCTGACCCTTCCACCATTGTTCTATTTTATTTTCTGCATTCCCCGAGCCATTAGTCATGTGGCCATGTGTGAACGCACAAGTCTTACCTTTTATATCTAATGTTAAGTGATATCCTTCAGGGACAATGACTTCTACCTTCTTATATCTTTCAGGATTAGCCTGAAATATTTCATCCATTATCTGTAAATGCATCGTATCAGAGTTATCTAACCTGCTTGTAAGCACCTGTCCTTTACCACTTCGTGTCATTTCACCATGGTTTCCTGGCACACCTGTCAATATAATCTTATCTGCGTGTGGTAAGAAGTGTTCTACTGATTTGTAAATCATACTTCTAGCTAGTGCGTATTGCTCCAAGAGGTTGAGAGAAACATTGTGTGGTTGACTGTCGTAGAAAAATTTTGTACAGTTTTCTGTGAGGTCGCCCATTCCTATTAGATAAACCTCATCAATCTGATATCCTATCTTTCTGTAATTCTTTAACAGTTGTAATCCATCTTGTAATGCAACATCAAATCTTTTAATTGTGTTCTCAACTCCATAATCATCCTTGCCTAACTGCCAGTCTGATAAGAAAAAGCAATAGGCTGTATCACCCTTGAATAGATTATGCTTAGGTAATGGTGGCTTCTTGGCTGCTTGTTTAAACAAGGTCTTAAAGTATTTATCTCTTGCAGGATTTTTCTTTCGTATAGTACCTTTAAATGCGTAGAAGGTTTCTACTCTGCCACCTTTAAGCTGTGCATTCCAGGAAGATACCTTTAAAATTCCATCAATCTCGTAGTCTCTAGGATTGAAACCCCATTGTTCTAGTATCTTGTCGTAGTTCCTGGAGTAGTTTGGGTCAGTTCCAACATGAGTTATCTCACCCGAACCAGTTTCATGGCTAAACTCTGCGTTAGGTTGCCACCCTGCTTTGTAAAAGTTATTAGCATTCTCTACTGGAATACCTTTTGATTTTTTATTTGGCATCTTCCACCTTTCTATCGTACTTAATTATACAACAGATATTGAGATACTAGGGTATTTACTTACTTGCTTTTTTAAATTCTTGTGGAGATATTTTATTTTTAGCAAATGATTTTAGTACTGACAATACAGCAGCACCACCTGATAAAGCAGCTACTTCTAGTGTACTTATTTCAACACCAATAGCAGGTGTAATGACAAGAGTAGAAGCAAATGTTTCTACAAATGTCCACAAGCAACGCTCTAATAAGTCTTTATATTCTTTACTCATTATATTATTCTTCCTAACTTTAATTTGTTTTCTATGTTCTCTAGTTTAGCAATAATTGTGTCTAATTTCTTCTGAATAAACTGTGGATGTACCATCTCTGCACCACTTGCATTTGACAAATCTTCTGCTGTTATGTTTGTAGCTTTCTTTAGTTCATCTATAGTTGCTGTTTTTTTCTCTATAATCCATTGTCGCCAAGCATCACCTGGACAATCAGTTTGTTTGAAAGAACTATGAGGTCTA